TTCCATATATTAGTCCTATGACTGAGACCCAAACAATTCATGAGTATGGAATGAAAGATACCTTAAGAGAATTTAAGAATAGGGAACTCAACTATGCTTATTTTCTATCAGAGGACTGGATCGGTAGAGCACCCAAGCCACCTGAGCAGAAACAGCCTACAGAGGGTCAACTTGAATTACCTCTGGAACAGATTAAATATCAGGAAGATAAAAAAGCATATCAGGATAAACTTTCAAAAATCTGGTCCGACTGCTTTATTCATTCCATTAAGAATGACCAGAGTCATTTAAATAAGTTGATGAAAATTAAAAATGATTTTCACAGAGGCATATTTCCTGATTGGAGGAACTATGAAAAATATTAGCCACTGATTAGCCACTGATTAGCCACTGATTAGCCACTGATTAGCCACTGATCGGTGGTTTTTTATTACTGGAATGTGAGACTCAAATAAGATTTACTGGACAGTCTCAATATTTTCTCAGGTGAGTCTCATTTACTGGTAGATTTGTCTTAAGGTGTGTCTCATAGTAAACAGTTAATAATCCTATAATTTTAGAGTGCTACACGTGTGTTTGTACCTGACCAAAATAAGGTTAATTTTAGCTATTTAGTAAATCAGAAAGTCAGGCTATATCTTGAGTCTCAAGCGATATAATTAAGAATCCTATAATTTAAAATTAGTCCTGATCTGGTCTTGACATGTAGCACAATAGAGGCTATATATAGAGAGTATTCTATATTATTGTGATTATGGCCACCCAAGCAAAACACATTTGGCACAATGCCGAACAGATGCACAAAGTAATTAAGGAGGAAACAGCCGCTAACTCTGGCTACTTTGATGAGCCACCTGTAAAAAAGGTTGTTATTGAAGAGGGTCCAGATGGTAGGCAACAGGTCTACTATGAAATGCCCCCCAGCCAGTGGGCTGTAGATGTCCTTATTAATGAGGCAAGAAACAGCCAAGCAAAAGGAGGTACATTCTAATGACAGTCGCAACCTACCCAAACAGATATTGCTCAGACCTTAAGAGTGGCTGGTGCATCAGGACTAAATACAAAGGCCCCACCGATTACAGGGGGCCACGCATCCACGCAACAGTCCAGAGAGACACCAACACACTATGGGAAGTAGCACTTGAGCCTAAAAGTGAATTGGAATCAGTGGACAATCACCGCAGGGCTGCCCAGCTAATGATAGACACATGGGACTTTAAAGAGTACCACCCCAATATGAAAATTTTTGCTTACGGTTTTGACTGTTCATCTGGTTACTATTTCCTAGTCAACACCCCAGCAGAAATAGCCTAGTTTTTATCTTCACACATCACAGCAACCTCTTAAACACATGACCCGCCCAAGCAACAGCCACCGCCCCCAGAGATCAACAGGCCCCCGCCCTCAAATCCAAGCTTATACACTGGCCCTGTCTTTGGTCTCTCTGGTGCTGGCTAGTGCCTACACTGGAGCGTCCCCACAGTATGAGCAATGTCTCAGGGAGGCCACAACAGCCCGCCAGCAGACAGAGTGCCACGTCACCCACTTAGGCAGATAGACCGCCCAGCGTAGCCCAGAGGCAACACCGCCCAGCCCTAACCCCCCACCGCACAGGGGGGCGGGTTTTTATTTTGTAAAATTTTTTGTAGATGATGGGGAACCTACTGATAAATCAAGGCATAAATTGATTATGTACTACAATATTATTATACTAAACTACTACAATAGTGTCAACTAATCTTTCTTCTCTTCTACCTTAATTGATAGTTGTGGAGTCTTAAGATTGATAGTCTCTTCGCTCTCCCCTAGTACTTTACCCAGTGAATCCAGTATTTGAGCAGCAGTCTGGTACTGTCCTCTCTTAACAGCCTTGTTAAAGAGATTCATTCTCATTCCCTGGAGTCGCCCAATCATCTTCTCTCTATCTTTATTCCAGTCCTCATCGTTCCATATCTTTACTTGCTTCCAATCTTCCCAGGCTGTCCACACTGAAACATTTTCCTTAACTGCATGATCCAGCACTAATTGTCTTGTAGTTAGACCCTCTATCTGTCTTTTATACAACTTCTGCTGTCTTGCTTCTATAACTGCTCGACTATTACGCCTTCCAGATATACCAAGACCTTCTTTTGTCTTAGGTGCATTTGGGTTGTCTGCGTTTGGGTGAAAGTATGCTTGAGCCACGGACTAAATTGATACTATTTATTTGCATAATAACCCTAAATGTAGTACTTAGTCGACAAAATTAGGATAAAAAGTCAAATTTAAGCTATTCTTTACTACATGAGTGCAGCTACAACCGAAAATTTAACGCTTAGATGGGCACAGGGGGAGGTGTTCAACGCACAAAACAGATTTAGAGTCCTTGTAGCTGGCAGAAGATTCGGAAAATCTTATCTTTCCTGTATAGAACTGGTAAAAGCAGCAATAAATCGCCCAGGTGAAACCTATTTCTACTGTGCCCCAACATATCGCATGGCAAAAGACATCGCCTGGAAGGAACTAAAGAAACTCGTACCAAGAGAATGGATACAGTCAAAAAATGAAACCGACCTAAAAATAGAACTAATCAATGGATCGCTAATCGAACTCAAAGGCACAGAAAACGCAACAACCCTGCGTGGCCGAAGCTTGGCTGGAGTAGTACTTGATGAGGCAGCCTTTATGGATGCAGAAGTATGGTTCGAGGTAATCAGACCTGCCCTCGCAGATAAACAGGGTTGGGCTTTGTTTATTTCTACACCAGATGGTACAGCCTCCTGGTTCTACGATTTATGGTGTTACGTTCCACAAGATGAAACAGGTGATTGGAAACGCTGGAGCTTCACCACCATCGAAGGGGGAAATGTTGCAAAAGAGGAAGTTGAAGCAGCCAAGGCCCAGTTAGACCAACGAACATTTAAGCAGGAGTTCGAGGCCAGCTTCGAGAATCTCACGGGTCTCGTTGCAGTCTCATTTTCAGACTCCAATGTTTCTGAAGAGGCAAATGACCTACAGTTCCTTCCACTCCTTTTGGGAGTTGATTTTAACGTAGATCCACTTTGCGGGATCTGTGCAGTACGCCATCAAAATTATTTATACGTATTTGACGAGATAATTCTCACTGGTGGAGCAACTACCTGGGATTTTACAGAAGAAGTAATAAACCGATACGGGGTAGACAGACGAATAATTGCTTGTCCTGACCCCACAGGTGCAGCCCGAAAAACAGCAGGAGTAGGTTCAACTGACCACAACATCCTCCGAAGAAGCGGATTTACTGTTTCGTCACCTAAAGCACCTTGGAAAATACGTGACAAAATAACCTGTGTTAACACAGCACTATTTGATGCAGCCGAGGAAAGACGCACACTAATTCATCCAAGATGTAAAGAATTAATAAAAGCACTCAGAACCCTTACTTATGCACCCAATACAGGCTTGCCTAACAAGAATCTGGGAGTTGACCACGCTTTTGATGCTTTCGGATATTTATGTTTACAACAATTTAATCTTGTAAAACCAGAGACATTAGGGCAGACTGGGTTTAGAATATACTAAGTACTACCTAATTCTTACTATGCCTTATCACACTGGGATGAAAAAGAAGAAGAAAAAGAAGAAAGGAGGTAAAAAACGTGGCGAATGTTCCTGTAAATAAAGCGTTATACTCTAGGGTAAAAGCAGAAGCCAAGCGTAAATTTAAAGTTTATCCTTCTGCTTACGCTAACGCATGGCTTGTACGAGAGTACAAAAAGCGTGGTGGAACTTATCGCACCGAGGCAAAGAAACGTGGCAAGAAGTAGTGGCGGTCTAACCCGTTGGTTCAAAGAAAAATGGGTAGATGTCAAAACTGGTAAACCCTGTGGCCGATCAAAAGGCGAAAAACGAGGCTACCCAGCTTGTCGACCAAGCAAACGAGTCTCAAGTAAGACACCTAAGACAACTTCAGAGATGTCAAGTGCCGAAAAAGCAAGATTTAAGCGTGAAAAAACAGGAAGTAAGAAGATAAGTTATCAACATAGACGCAA